GCCACCCCGACAGGCTGCGACCAACAGCCCGCCGGGGTGCTTTTTATGCCATTCGCAAATTGTTTTCCCACGGGCCATTCGTTCCCGCCGGAAACAGTCTTTGCGCACGCGATTTCACTGACAGAAAAACACAGGAAATTGAAACAGCTCGTCCCACAGCCGCTGGGCCGCCGCTCTCACCAAAAGTCAGGTGAAAAAGCAGCTCCCGCCAGCCCTCGATTTTTTCGGCGCTTAATATGTACGCGCGCGTGAAGCACGCTCCAAAAGCTCCTCCGCCATGGGCACCTCGTCCAGCGCTTCGCCCAGGCACAAAACAGCTTTGTCGTGCCAGCTCCGCACGGTGCTGTCCGGCGCTCCCATGCGTACCGAGATATTCGCCCAGCTATGGTGACATTTGTGCCGCAGTTGAAGGATGCTTTTGTACTTACCGGAAAGACCATCCAAACAGCCCCGCACGGCAGCGGCGTCGCCCTCCAAAACCAGTAGCCGCACGTGTATCTCCTGCAGGCGCTCATACACGCCTCGCTCGTCCAGCCGTATCACGGCGGTCTCCACCGGCTTCCCAGGGCCTCCGCCTCCGGGCATCCCGTCGCCGCCGGTGCCCTTCAACGTGTCGTACAAGCTCTCCTGCTCCCGCTGCTCCGTCTTGAGCAGGCGCACCATCTCCGGTATCTCGTAGTAATACCGGACGATCTCTTTCACATTTTTCTCGCGCATCTGTCAGCCTCGTTTCTGTTGCTTATTCCTCCCGCCGGGTCTCCTGTGTGCGGTCCGGCGCTTTATCCAGTTCATCCGCGATCAGGATACGGTCGCTTTTCTTCCGGTGCTCCGCCTCCCATCGGGCCAAAAATCGCCGCTGGGCGTGCTGGGCGATGTTCTTCCCGTAGAAGGACGGCATGGGCCGCTTACGTTTCCCCATCGCCGCCTCCGAAGACGTTTTCCTGGCCCTCGTCTTCCTCCTCAGTCACCGGCGGCGCGGCCAGATGCTTGTCCAACTCCCGCCGCGTCATTGACGCCAGTTCTTCCAGCTTGTCGCAAAATCCCTCGTTCACGGCCTGCACCGGGAAGATCACGCCCGCGACCAGCATACCCGTCTTTGCCACCACATAGCGCCCGCCGCTGTCCGACCGGCGCACGTAGAGTTCCAGAAAATCCATCTGGTCTTCCAGCGGCCCAAGGTATTTACTCTGGATGAACAGCAGCCCGCCGGGGAAGCGCAGCGGCATCAGCACCTTCCCGCCGGAGGAGATCGTCACGTCCATATCCTCCGCGCGGACCTCAGAGCGGCACCAGTCCTCCACGTTCAGCCCCTCCGGCAGCGCACTGTGATTGAAATATATCTTGTCTTGCTTCTTCTCCGACACGTCGAACATCCGGTAAAGCTCCGGTTCCGACAGCACCGGCAGGCCATGGAGGGGAAAGGCGCAGCACCCGTCCCCAAGCCACTGTGTCACAACTCCGTCGCCGTCCACACGGTCGAACAGGCAGAACGCATTTGCGCTGCTGCACAGCGCCGCGACCTTTTTCAGCTTCATCGGCCAGTCCTCCCGCTTTCCGCTCCGTTGATGGCGCGCACGGCCCGGTCCACATCCGCCGCCGTGGCGTTGTCGATCTGCACGATGCTGGTGCCGTCGGAATAGCTGGTCCGGCGCACGGAGCGCTCTGGCTTCCGCATGGCCGCGATCACGTTCGCCAGGCCGTCCAGCAGCGTCGTCACCAGGACGACCGTACCCGCCCAGGTCCAGAAGTTCGCAAAGATAATCTCAAAAATGCTCATGTTATTTACTCCTTCTCCATCGTTCGATTTCACAGTCGGCCCCGGTTATCCACCGGCCCCCGATCTTGTGTGCATAGTCCAGGAACAGGACCGCTCCGGTGAAGCGCACGCGGAAGTCTTCCAGCTCCGCCGCCGAAACGCTCATGTGCCCAAAGGCTTCCTTCATGTCCCGCCACACCGGCCACGGCACGAAGAAAAAGCGGTCCTGGATACCCACGCACACCGCCGCCAGCGCTCCGCAGCGATGGTGCCGCTCCAAGGTCTCCATCTGCGTTTCCGTCAGCACATCCCGCTTCATGGCGTCTGTGGTGGTGTACTTCGCCTCGAAAATGATACTGCGCCCGCCGTCCAACGTGCCTTGAAAGTCCGGCTGGGCGTGTGCGGTGAAGCGGCCCACGAAAATACCACCTTCCCGCTTTTCCAGCACCCGGAACGGTTCCGGCGTCTTCTCCACCTTCGCCCGGCCCTGGTTCGCGTACAGAAGGCACGCCTGACGGATGGCCTCCTCGAAGTCATGGCCCCGGTTGTTGCTCATGCTGGCGTGATACTGGCCCAGCGCTCCGCGTCGTCCCTTCATGCCATACCATCCTCCACGATATGCGTGGCCCGCATATCCGCCGCGTGCAGCTCGTACACGATGCGGTGCAGCTTCATTGCCTCGTTCAGGCCACGGCTCCCGCCGCGCACAGCGTCGTCCCACGCGCCCATGTGCCAGCGGATAGCCAGAGCCTCCTCGTCTTCCGGCTTCATAAACCGCGCGATCAGGTAGACAGACTTTTCCCCGTGTCCCATGGGGAAGCGGTCCTTTTTCACGTAGGAATAGACCTCACCCGGTCCCGCGTGATGCTCCCGCACGTATGTATTCGCCTTGCACAGGTCATGGAGCAGCGCACAGATGGCGACAGCCTCCATCGTCGGCTCGTTGTCGATCACGACCTTCCGCAGCTCCCGGAACACGTTGACGCTGTGCTCCACCAGTCCGCCGGGGTAGGCCAGGTGATGCTTCGTGCTGGCTGGCGCGGTGAAAAAGTCCGTCTCCCGCTCCATCCATTCCAAAAGCTCCTCCGCGCCCTCCCGGTGGATATACCGCCGGTAAAGCTCTTTGAACTGTTCTTCTCCTGTCATTTCAGCCCTCCGTTCTGTTTTCTATGCGCTCGCCGCATGGTCAGGTAGAAATACCATCCGGTTTGCTCGTTGAATGACTTCTCGCACTCCACCAGCTCCCAGCCGCGATACTGCTTTTCCCAAAAACGCACGAACTCCTCGCTGTCCTCCGGCAGCTTTGCGATCTTGTCCAACTGACGGCGCGTGTACTTCCGGTCATTCGGTGCCCTGTGCCACGGCTTTTCCAGATTTTGCGATTGCGTCCAGTGCTTTTTCCCGGCGCTGTCCTGGACCATGTACCCGGCCATGCTGGCGATGCCCTTTGCGTTCGGTCTCAGGCGGTCAGCGTTTGCCCATCCGTACATGACCGGCTCCCGGTCCTTTGTGCCCTTGGTCTCCCACCACAGGTTTTCCACCTCGTCGCGGTCCAGTCCGCCGTTCATCAGAACGTGATGGTGGATGCGGTGGGTCCCATCCTTCTTCCGTCCGATCTGTGTCACAAGCAGATACTTGAGAGGGGGAAGGCCCCGCTTCTTCCGCAGGTATGCTACCCGGCGCAGATACTTGGCGACGATCTTCGCGGCCTCCTCCTCACTCTCCGGCAGAAACTCCGGGGCGTAGGTCAGATGGACCACCAGATCACCCACGCCGAAATTGCTGTTGGCGAGCTGAATGAAATAGCGCTTGGCTCTCCGGTCATTGAGGTTCTTCTGCTTCGGCGCAGAGACGTTGACTTTCTTCCCACGCTTCCGTCCGACCGCCTGCTGCTGTTGTCCGCTGTACGGATAGATTTCCGGTGAAAGGAAGTTCTTACCACAGTGAACGACCTTTTCCCGTATGAAAGACCTGTTTATCATCCGTGTACCCCTTTGCATCGTCTCCTGGTCCTTCCTCGATGCTTTTCGCAAGAAGGATAATACCCATTACAAGCCCGTCCGCCGCCTCCCGGCGGCGTTGCGGCGCGCCTCTCTGCATCCTGCGTCGAGGCCGCTATCTTGACTTTATCCGTGCATTGTGGTACAATATGTAGTAGGAAATGACCCCACGCACAGCAAAATCTTGAAGATTTCTCCCCCGGTTTTCGCTTCCCACAGCGAGCGCCGGGGGAGAATGTTTTTTTAGAACAGATATGGATTTCTTGTGATGCGGACGATCTCGTCGATCTGCTCACCGCCCATCTGGCTCGGATACGGCGAGCGGAGCCACCACAGATTTTCTTTCTTCGGAATGGGGGTGCCCCGTCCGCCTTCGTAGTTGATGTGGGACACGATCTCCTCCATGCTCATGCACTCCATGTTGACCAATGTCTGCTCCACATCACGGTCGCAGCAGTCATTCCAGAGCATATACAACTTGTCCCCGGTGATGCCGTTGTTCTGCATACGCCGGAACGCTGCCTCGGCGCGATACGGATTGTACTCATAGGCCAGCATCACGAACGTCAGCGCGCCCGGATTGCCTTTGCAAATATCGAATGTGACCATTGCTGTCTCCTTTGCTCTCCGGCGCTTACGCACCGGAGATTTTTTCGATTTCCGATCAGATGTCAAAGCCCGGCGCGAAGCCAAGCGAACTGTAGGCGCTGCCGTCGCCCGCAGACCCGCCCGCGTTCACACAGCAGAAGGCGCTCGCGGAGCTCGCATTCACGGAGCGGAGCCACCAGAAATACGTTCCTTTGTCGCCGCACTCCTTCACGCGGTCGCGCTCACGGGCGAAGACCGGGAGCTGGAAGTCGTCGTCTCCGTCGTTCCACCAGGCCCCGTCCGGCGTGCCGAACACATCCGTCGCCGACGGCAGCCACAGCGGGTCCGAATACTCTACCCGCTCGCCCTCGATGGTCTCCACGAAGGTCCGGGGCACGATGATCTCCCGCCATTCCGCCGCGATGTGCGGGTAGATGTCCTCCAAAACGTGCTTGCGGCCCTTGCTCTTGAAATACCCGGTCTTGTTGGTCGCCTCGTCGTTCATCACGTCCTCGTCCCAGCAGTCTTTGAAGACGAAGCGGGCCGAAGTTGGCGTCACATAGCAGCAGACCACGGTGACGGTCCCGCCGGTATCCAGCGGCACCTCGATCTCGTCGCGCTGGGCGAGCAGGTGGTCCAGTTTGCCCTCGGCCTTCGCCCGCTTCAACTGGGACGGGCTGACGAAGCCGACGTGGATGCTCCGCAGCCTGCATAAGTCGTCCTGCGTCACACTCTTTTCCTCCGCTGGTTCCTCCGGCTCTGCCTTCTTGCTCACAGGCTCCTCGGCCTTTTCGGGGGCGTGCCCGGCCCGGAGCAGCACGGCCAGCAGTTCACCGACCTTCTCGCTCTGGCGGTCCAGTCGGCCCAGGTGTTCCAGGAACGCCGCCCGCTCGCGCGCCACCAGATCGGCGTCGCCCTCCACGTGCAGCCGGGCCTCCCCAAATCGCAGCGTCAATTCGCTCATGTGCTTGTCCTCCTTTAGTTTATATATGTATGTGCCGCTCACGCGCTCAGGTATCAGCCTTCCCGCCGTGATGGCGCATCCAGTTCCGAATGTACTGGGTGATGTCTCCGACGAAGCCCGTGCAGAGGTGGATGTCGTGCACAGGTTTTCCCTCGCAGCGGCAGTCCGAGCAGTTCAGACCGTTGTTGCACTGAGCCTCGCAAAACTGGCACATACAGTTCCCGTTGTCGAAGGGACACGGGCTGACCGCTTCCACCTCGATCTCATGGCCGCAGCCGGGGCAGAAGTTCCAGCCGTTTTCCACCGGCCCGTCCGCCTCGAAGGTCTCGATGTACCCGCATCCCCGGCAGTTCCAGGTGTTGTGCTCTTGGTCCACGCATGAATAGATCACTTTCTCGTCCATCACAGCACCTCCGCCGGTTTCTTGAGCCATTCCAAGAGGTCTTGATAATTACCGGAAAAGTCAAAATCCGTATCAAGGCCAAGTCCTTCAACAAGGAGCAGGAATATTTTCTTTTGCATCCCGTATAGCTCCTTTGCCAGCTCCTCGTCGTCCATCTCTCTGAGCTTGTCCGCGTTGGTGAACACCACGTCCGGGCACTCCTGTTTTCTGGCCTCCCGGCAGGCTTTCCCGCCGTAGGTCAGCAGGCAGCCGGATACCCGGCACCTATCACACAGTTTCATACGCTTTTCCTCCCGTTTCCGGTTCGTAATTCAGCCACACCGTTTCCGTTCTGACCGCGCCGCCTTCCGCCTGCGCCCGCCGATGCAGCTTTTTCCACCCCTGCAGGTGTTCGTTGTACAGGTCGTTGTCATAGCCGGACAGAATGACCGGCCCCGGATGCTCCTTCAATGCGTCCAGAAGTTCGACGTGCTGGGCCTCCTCGGCCATCTCCACGATGTACTGCTTGCCCTTGCGCGTGTGCAGCATATAGGGCGGGTCCGCGTAGATCAGCACGGCCGGATGTCGGAAGCGCCTGATCACATCGACCGCCGGGGCCTGCTCAATCTGCGCATCTTTCAGGCGTTCCGCCACGGCGGCGATACGCTCCGGGAGCTGCCGCCAGTAGCGCACATCGTAGGCGTACTCCCGCCCGGCACGGTCATTTTTCCAGCCGCCCTTGTAGACGACGGTGCTCCCGTGGGCCTGCCAGTACCGCACCAGCGTCAGCCGGGCCGCTTCGATGCCGTCCGGCCGGACCTGTCCGCCTGCCTTGAAATACGCCCATGCCTGTTCATACTCGCCCCGGCTGTACGGCGTACAGGCCACAGCCCGCATCAGCTCCTCCGGCTGTTCCCGGATGCAGCGGAACAGGTTGATGATCTCACCGTCCAGGTCGTTGATGGTCTCGATACGGCTCGGCGGCTTTTTGAAGAACACGGCCCCGCTCCCGAAGAACGGTTCCAGATAGCTCTTGTGCGGCGGCATGAGGGATACAATCCAGTCCGCCAGCCGCCACTTGCTTCCCGGATATTTCAGCACAGGCTTCATCTGGCCCGCCGTCTTGAACATCTCCGCGTTCCAGTCGATAGCCTGTCCACACCAGCCGCAGAAGCAGCAGCGGTTCCCGTCCTCGTTGTAGAGATATTCACCGCTCCCGCAGGTAGGGCAGGCCAGGATGTTCGCGTCCCCGTCCGGGTGCGGCGATCCTGGCATCCGCCGGAACAGAGCCTCCCGGCCCATCCGGCAAGCCTCGTCCACGATTTCAAGGCTCTTGTATGTCTCCCGGTGCTCCGGGTCCAAAATCTCAGCAGCTCTTTCATAAGTCATGGCGCACCTCCTTATCCGTCGTAGCAGCCGCACGGAGCACCGCAGAGGCAGCCGCCGGGGCTGTCCGGGAACAATTCGTCGAAGGTGATCTGCGCGTCTTCGAACTCCTTGTTCGCCATGAACTCGTTGTAGTAGCTCTCCCAGGACCAGTCTCGACCCAGGCCCTTGACAGTCCTGCTCGTGGCGGCGGCTCCATGTTCGAGGTCGATGGCTCGCCGAAACAGGTCCGGGTGATTTTCCCATAGGGCTTGTATTTCCTTCTTCTTCATGGAAGGGCAGAAGAAGCACGAGCTTTTCCCTGGCTTCGGCAGCCCGGCCCGCTCGATCACGCGCACGCACTCCTCGCGGGTCCAGCCCCATTCATAAAGCGGGTAGTGCTTTTCGTACTTCTTGTCCACCTCGTCGATGGGGGCGGCGTGCTGGATGCGGCGGGTCTCCCCGGCATCGTAGCCGATGAACTTATGGACGCGCTGGCCGCTGGTCCACACATCCTTGCACGGCTGGTAGTTGTTGCAGAACTTTTCCTGCGTCCCGATCTTGTGCTTGAGGGAGCAGCGCTTGAAGCCGTAGGCGATGGAGGGCAGCGTCCCGCTGTTGATGCACTCCTGTTCCAGCGTCAGGCGGTTGCCGTCTTTGTCGTGGTACTGTACAGAGGTGATCTTCGGAAGACCATGCTTTTCCAGCCAGCCGTTGAAGGTCTCAATGAACTCATACGTGTGTGGCTGTTCTCCACCGGTGTCAGCGAATAAGATCAGGTCTATCGGGATTTTGTGCAGGTACATTCCGATGATCATGGCGGTGCTGTTGGTCCCGCCGCCAAAAGAAACGACATTCATCACTTTCTCCTCTCCGGCGTCAATATCGCGGCCAGCTCCACGCCGCGCACATCGGCCTTATCGAACATTTCAAACACCTTGTCCCAGGCGGCGGCGCATCCGCTCGCCGTCACGGTCGCGCCGGTCCTCTCGCCGGTGGTATAGGTAACGATCACAGCATATTTCATTCTTTAGTTCTCCTTTAGCTCAGGGCACCAGGCCGGAATGTATGGCAGGAGCCGTTCAATTCCGACGATGTACCCCTTGCATCGTCCATCTGCGCCGCAGCGGAAGGACGGAATATCGTTCAGCCACGGCTCCGTAATGAGGAAGCGGCAGCCCTCGCACGTGCGGGAGTAGTCTGCCTTCACAGTGCGCTTCATTCCGCCGCCTCCGAGGTCCCGCCGGTAAGTCCTGCATAGGTCCAGCCATCTTCCCGGACCTGAAAGGCGTCTCCGAGCTGCACCACATCAGGGAAGTTCGCCTGCGTGGTCTGAACGGCGAACTTGTCGATCTCTGTGGCGTGGTAGCTGGCGATCTCCGCGCCCAGCTTGTCCAAGGCGATATGCCCACAGCTCATGCCATCGTACATAGACAGGACTTCCACCGGCCCCGCCGCCAGTCCCTTGAAGTGGCCCATGATGTGCGCGATCACATCCACGGTCCAGCCGTTGCCCAGCATTTTGTAGGCTTGGCTGGGGCTTACGGGGAAAACGTAGGTCTCCGGCACCGTTTGGAGGCGCATACACTCGCGGACCGTCAGCTTGCGGATGATGTAGCAGCCGTCCCTCAGCTTGATAGGGTACTCTTGCCCTTTGACCGTGATCATTCCGTCGCGCACCTGATAGATCGGCGCGTCCAGGGTCCCGCAGTATTCGTAAAAATCGCACGAGGTCGTCAGGCAATTCGTCTTGTCCTTCATGGCCCGGCCCCGCCGCGTCTTGCTCTGCGGCATGGCAAGGTCCACACACTCGCCCGGCTGAATGACTGTGTACCCCAGCTTCGTCGCCTCGTTCACCTGCATGGGAGGAGCGGCAGCCTTTATCACCGCACCATCTACTACCAGCACGGCGCAACTGCTCGTGACCATGCTCCCGGTCGAAAGGGTAGGTGCTTTCTCTGACACTTCTGCACGGTTGTATGGGTTGAACATCTCCTGCAGGTAGCCTTTCTTCTCCACGATGTCGCTGATCGACCGACGGACGGTTTGATTTTTCTCTGCATCGACCAGCACAGCATCTTCTCCGTCTATCGCGCAGACATGGAGCGGTTCCGCTATGCAGTCATATTGCTGCTTGGCTGGGTTCGGGTCGTTCATTCTCGGCACAAGATTGTTTTCAAGTTTTCCCATGTGTGCATCGACCGTTCTCGACTTCCAGCTTTCCAGCGCATTGACGACCAAAGCGCCCTTCGTCTCCAAAATATCCCGAAGCAGGATGCCACGGTCCTCCGGCAGCTCGACCGGCACTTGGCTGTATGTACCATCGGGGTTGCGCTTCCCGGCCCAGTAGAGCCGCTGGCGGTTCTGTGCGCTCACCAGTGCGGAGTTGATAAGCACGGGTTCCACGCCCAGTTCCGCCGTGATCTGTGCCCGGATTGCGGAGGACATGGATTTATTGTTCTCATAAAGAAAGTAGTCCGGCTGGTACTTATCGCGGGCGATGCGGTAATTCAGGAACAGCTCCCAGCCGATGCCGCTGGCCTCAGTCTCGCGGTTCTTGGTCTGCGCGATGCTCCAATGGGTGCACGGGCTTCCGCCGATCAATAGTTTCATTCTGTTCTCCACCTTTCCGCCGCCGCCATGACCTTCTCGGCATACTCGCGGTTCCCCGTGTCGTGCCCAGCGTTGTAGGCCGTCAGGGCCGCGCCGACGTTCCCGGCGTACTGGTCCAGCTTCTCAGCGATGAAGGCCACGCCATACTGAATGTTTTCCGCCGGTGACAGGTCGGTGGGGAAGTAGTCGGGGTTGAGCTGCATCAGGCCGTAGCAGCCGACATAGCTGACCGCCTCCGGGTTGAAGCTGCTCTCCGTTTCAATGAGGCCCAGGGCCAGCGCGTACTCGACCTTGTGTTCCTGGCAGGCGTCCCATAAGACTTCCTGCAGTTCTGCGCTCATGGGCACATCCTCTCTGAACGTGAACACCTCCGCCGCCGGTTCCTCCGGCTCCGGGTCCGGCTCGAAGTAGACCGTCTGGACCGGCTGGGAGGCTGGGACCACGATGGTCGGCGGCTCGACGATGATCAGCGTCTCCCGCTCCGCCGCCCGGCGGGCGTCGGCCTCGTCCATGATACGGAGCAGGCCAAGGCAGAAGCAGATGATCGCCAGCAGCATACCCATATAGAACTTGTCCGCTTTATTGGCCCGCATCCGTCTTCGCCTCCAATCTCAGCCACCATGCCGGGCTGTTCCGCTGTTTCTTGTAGGGGCAGCCCCTTCCGGCATCGCAATTCACGCGCCCGCAGCCAGCGCAATAATTTCTCTGAAACTCCTCGTCCCACGGACCTTCCAGCACAGGGAGCGAAGAAAGGAACTCGCCCAGCGCTTCCGGGGACTGTGTGATCTTTTCAAAGTTGGTCATTTCGTTAGACTCCTTTCATGCTCGGTGCGGCCTTCGGACGGCGGCCACGCTTGCGCAGATTGCTTTGGTAGGTCTTCTCGCCCCGCTCGGCTTTGTACTCCGGGCGGAAGTTATGGTCCAGGACCGTCTCGCCGGTCCACTCGTCGGTCTTCTGCCCGCGCTTCAATTCCGTGTACACGGTGCACTGGCTGATACCCAGCTCGGCGGCGATCTTTAAGGGGGAGGCATTGTCCTTCCACATCTGTTCAATCTTTCTGCGGTCCTCAAGCGTCAGCTTCTTCACCATTCGTCACCTCGTTTCTCCCATTTCAAGCCCTGAAATAGATAAAAAAATAATGCAGAAAAAAGCGTTAAACTTTTTTCTGCATTTAATTTACTATGGGA